GATTCGCTTTCATCCATATCCTTCGAATCGCCTAATTCGTGTTCGGCGACCGAATCCAGGCCATAGCTGTCTAATTGGTCGCGCTTGAACGACCGGAACAGCCCCATGGCGTCGAAATGGATCAAGCCAAATTCCGGCCAGGTAAAGCCCGAAACCCGGTCGCTTTCTTCAAGCCGGTTTTTCAGGTACGGCAGGTCGAACGATTCGCTATTCCACCCGACAAGGACAAAGTAGTTTTCCAACAGACCGCCGTCGGAACGATCAGCCGGGTTCCCTATCAGTTCGGTATAGATTTCCTGTTCCGTGCCAGTGATGAAAAATTCGTTGCCTTCGCCGTCAACCGCCGCGAAGGAAAGAATCTGTGCGTCCGCGTCGTCCGGTTCGGGGAAGCCGTCGGTCGGGTCTACTTCTATGTCAAAGTATAGCACGTCGCCCGGATCGGGCGTATCCAGTTCAAGTAGGTCCGGGCGATCGATTAGCACGCGGCGCGCATATGGCACGTCAGCCTGGTAGGTTTCCGGCACTATGTCAGCGTCGCTTTGCGGCATATCGGCCAGGTCGTCGCGTAGGTCGTCCAATTCGTTGCGAAAGCTACCGATCGTTCCCGGCGCTTCGGCTTCTACTTTCACGAAACCGTCCGGCGCGTTATCGTAGTCCGGGTTCGTCCAAGCTTCCCACAGTTCGGTCTTGGACGTATCCAGTTCGCCCCATGGAATGTTATCAAAGTCGCCGACTTCCATGTAGAAGTACGGGTTGAACGGGGCTTTGAACTGTTTTCGGACCTTTTCGCCGTTTTCTTTCATTAACAATTCGACGTATAACGGATCGTCCGTATTGTCGAACCCATATTGCAGGTCGTACACGCGGGACATTACAGCCCGGCGCTTTGCCCCCCAAAGACTAAAGCGTTGCGTACCGCATTAGTAGACGTGACTAACGAAACAGCGATCTTGGACGAAGCAAAGCAAATCGTTAACGAACGCGAAAGCGCGAACGGGCCAGCGATCCAAAGCATGACTACGATTCGCCAACTGTGGAATGTCTACCTTGGCGAAGCGTATCCCGACATTACGACGCGCCAAGCGGCGGTCATGCTGGCCCTGCTGAAAGTCGGCCGGCACACGCACGGGGATAACGGTATAGACGACGCGCGCGACATTGCCGGCTACGCAGAACTGGCCGCACGGGTCGAAGAAGAAAGCGATCACACCTGTTGCGACTGCTGTATCAACGACGAAACAGGGCCAGTTAACAAGTTTTAGTCGTCGTCCCAAACGCTACCGCCGACCTTTTTACATTCGTCTACGAACGGACAGAACCGCATACAGTTGTCCGGGTCTATCGGGTCGGTCGCCGGAATGGTATCTTCTTGGCGGTTGTTATAATGCAGATACGCACGCTGTACGATTTCAAGCCAAACCTTAGCTTCTTGCGGCACGCGGTAGCGCCTTTCATCCAGTTCGTTGCGCGTGATATACGTTAGTTCACCCGGCGCGTCGAACGCCTGCTGATAGGTCGCCAACTGGTATTGATGCTTCGGCCTGAAACCACGCTTGTTAAAGCGATCAAGCCAGTCTAATTTCTTGATCGTTTTGGTTTCAATTACCCGATCGATTGACCCATCATATTCCGACCATTCGCGCACAGTATCGATCGATGGGTAGCCTTCGATTTCTTCGTTGTAAGACGACTTAGCGTACCGCTGGCCGTCCGTACCGTCGAACACGTAAGCAACATGGCCGCGACCTGGCGCGTCAACGTTGAACACTACCCAATCCGATTCACCTACGATCCGAAGGTAGCCATTCGGCGCGTCGTCCGCAGGTAGAAAGATCGTACAGCCCACGTCCTGCCGAACGCGCTTATCGCCAAATTCTTCCCGAAGCGCGTCGCCGTATCTATCTTCTATGTCATTCCCCAAGGGAAAATACGGCGACGCTTGGGGTTCTTTCCCGTTCTTGTGCGCCCAATATTCTTTCCGCTGGCACTTAGCAACGTGGGACGCATGAACGTCGGTATCAACCGCTTTGTGGCGACCTGGATCATGGCGGTCAACGTATTCGGCTTCAAGCCATTTCGGGATTAGTGGATCAAGCCGTCGAAAAGAGCCAGTATCTTCCGCCGCCGTCAATTCCATACGTTAACCTGTGCGCGGTCGGTTAAATAAGTGTCGCCAGGTAGATGCTAAAAGCGCCGAACAGCACAGCGACGACCGCCGCGACATACGGCACACCGAACAGCAGTAAGATCGCTTTCGTTATGCTAACCTTCCCCGCCAGTTTATGCCAAGACCACCTGAAATCGCGCTTGATGCTAACCAGGCCATGAACATAGCCGGCAAAAACCGTTAACTGCGTCAGCCCATACGCGACCGCGACGCTGGCCCACAGGGTATCAATCGCTTCCATACTTTGCACTACAGCCGCGCGGCTAAATAATTGACGCAAACCACAGTACGCCCACAACGAACAGCGCCGCAGTAGTCGCGCCCCAAGCCGGCATTACAATCGCGTCGAAAGCGATTTGCGGCGTTTTTACCCGCGCGAACGCTTCGCCCCACGTTAGGCTTCGCTTCCGCTTCAGGCTAATTACAGACCATGAACACATAATTAGCACCATTAACAGAACGATCGGGTAGGCCAGTGCGAACGCTAACCAAACCAAGCGCCATTCCATATTCCGCATACGGCAGGCGTGAATTTATATTTTTCCGTGCCTATTATATGCGTATGGGAATGGTAACGGAACCGCCCGACCGTATTTCCGTGCGTAGGCTTACCAAAGCATACGCGGCGAATGACATTTCTACTGAAGAACTAATGCGAACCCTTCAGGAAAGCTATTCGTTTCACGAACAGATAGAAGTGATTAGCAGTCCGAAGGCCGGCGTGCTTACCATTTCCTATAACCCTGATACACACCCGACCCTACACAAGAAGCTGAAAGGCGCTGGATGGGAAACCGACGGCATAATAATCGACGCTTATCAGACACCCGAATCCATCGAACGCACACAGCCAGGCCGCGTCGCTACCTACAAGCTTGGTAACAAATCAAGCAACCGCATGACTATCTTTCGCGGCTGATTTCAGCTTGTCAAACTGGCCAGGCCGCTAACGACCGCCATGAACAGCAGGTAGGCAACAGTCAACTGAAGCACTGTCGCGGCGGCTGTGTAAGAAATCAGAAACCCGGCAGTGAACCAGGCCGCGACCGCTATAACGATGAAAATGGACGTTACAGCGGCCAAGGCTAACGCGCCGTTATCCATACGGTTACTTTTGCCGCGCCCGCGTAAAAAAGTGCGGTCTAAGGCTACTGGCCGCGCGTAACTTCTTGTCGCGCCCGTCGCGCTTGCCAACTGGCCGTTTCCGTGTCTTGCCGCGCTTCCGTGATTTCTTCTTCGACTTCCGGCGGTCCGTCGTATTCGCCCCACAGCGCGCCGGCTTCGGCTTCGGCCAATTCCAAGAACGCCATTAGCACGTCCGCACGGTGAATCCCTGCCGTTTGGACGAAGATGCCGCCTTCGGCGTCGCGTTCCTGTACGATCGCTTCGAACGTATCGAAGCCGCCTGGTTCTTCAGCGTAGTCGCCGCCGTCGCCTTCGACCGTTTCCCGCATAGCCTTAACCGCCTGTTGAACCCGGCGCGTAAGTTCCTTTTTCGGTTCGTCCGAACGCGCCAACTTTTCCCGCAGTTCGACCTGGCGGGGATTGTCAAAGGTTCCCGACATTATGCTTCGATCACCGTACCGTTTTCTTCCCGAAGCCCGGCTTCAAACAGCACGTCGTCTAAGTCCGCCGGTTCGTCCGCCATTTGGTCTACGAACGCCGCCAGTTCCGACCGTTCGACTACGCCCCCGTCCTGGCTTTGGACGTAAATGCGCGCCGCTTCAGCGCCCGCTGAAAGGTCGCCAGTGTCGCGGTCGTCGTTGAAGCTAACATCGTCGTCGTCGCTTGCAAGCGTCGAAAGGTCCTGTTTTTCATCTTCCGACCCGGTTTCGATCGGACGGCTGTCGTCCCGCTGGCCGCTGTAGTTTTCCCGCGCCGCGCGGAAAGCGTCAGCGTGTTCGTAGTCGTCGTTATCCCACGATTCTTCAGGCATAACGCGACTGTCGAAGATGTACGCGGACGAAGGTGCCCATTCGACTTCTTTCGAACCTTCGCACCGAATGATAACCGCTTCGCCGATTTCCGCGTGATTGACGTAGCCCAAGCCGCCGTGATCCGACATTTCCAAGCCGTCGCCGACTTCAAGATCGACAAAGCCGGCGTTATCCGGTGCATCCGGGTCGTAGACCCTGATACCTTCGACGGGTTCGGCCAGTGCAATAATAGCGTGTGGCTGTTCGCTATCGTAAGGCGGGGTCGTTCCCGCCATGACCACGCCCGAAACCGTCTGTGGTTCGTTCGGATCGGGCTTCCAGTTCTTAGCGTATTCTACCTGTTCGCCTTTCGCGCCGCTTGCCGCGTCGTCTATTCCGATCATATTTTGTACGCGGGTCCGGGGTTCTTTTGCCCCGCTTTGACCCATTTAGACACATAGACGGCAGGCGTAAAAACCTGGCGCTTAGTTATTCTTAGTTGGATTTTCCCCGATAATATCGCACATTTCAGTCATGCGGTTTCGTACTGTCACCGTTGAAACGTCGCCGATTTCCCCCGCTTCAGTCTGTGTAACAGGTTCGTCCGCAAACTGTGCGGCCAGGTAGACAGCGCCGGCCGCAACGCCGCTTGGATTTTTGCCGTTGTCGTATTCAGACCCGCGCCAGGCGTCAATTAGTTCCCGCGCGTGCGCGTCGTCTACGCCCGCACGCTGTGCATAGCGGCCTACGTATTCTTCCGGGTCCATAATCGGCGTTACCAAGTCATAGCGCCGCCGAAAGTTGCGGTACGCTACGTCCGCGTCGGCTTTGTCCGGCAGGTATTCTTCGATTTCATGCAGTGACCTGGTAGCCCCGTTCTGCCGGCAGATAATATAGAAGCACGCGCCGCATACGCCTTCAAGCGTTAACGCTATCAGGCCGTCGCTATGGACCTGTTTGAACAGGTACGCGGCCTGTTCGATATAGCTTTCAGGCAGGTCTAAGGCCGCGCCCAAACGGTTTATCTCCGATAAACCGGCTTCCCTTGTGTGGCTGTTTTCAGTTCGCGCGCGGTATTCTTGATGGCGCATACGCGACCGTTTCAGCGGGTCGCTTGTGTCGTTCGTCGCGGTCATTCGCGTGCGCAAACCGTTATCCGGTAGCCGGTTCGTGCGTTGTGCGCCAGTGCGCCGGCGTTCTTCGATTTCTTCGCTGTTGAACGCGCGCCATTCAGCGCCCCGGTCTATCGGTTCATCGTCGTAGACAAGCCCGCAGGATTCACAAAACGTTTCCTTGTCGGTTGTAGAAACCCGTCCGTCACATTCTTCGCAGGCAAAAGCCATTAATAAAAGTTATCCCGGCGCTACTACTTAAACCGTTACACATATTCCGGCGCTGTCTTGCAATGCACACATTCTTTCAGCACGCCGTCTATAGAAAACGCGCGCCAGTACGACGGTGATACACTACGCCCACAGTTAGA